GGCCGATGCCGCGAGCCTTCTTCGCGAAGTCGTCGACGGCCCCACCGGCGCGCTTGAGCGCCGCCTCGGCGTCTCGCGAGTCGCCACTGACTACAATGCGGACCTCGTTCGCCATCTACTCGGTCTCGACCTTTCCTATGCCTACGAGTGCGAGTGTTCCAAGCAACAGGTCTGCGTCCTCTTCCATGAGCGCGGAAGGCAGGCAGCCGTATCGCTGACAGATGCCGTCGATCAGTTCGGCCTCCACGAGCTCGGCGGGTTTCGTCACGAGTTCGCCATCGGCAGTGACGCCTCCACCGACGGCCTTCCATTGCTCGATGGCGAGACTAAAGGGGCGGCGACTGAGCCGACCTGATTCGCCCACTCGGTTATCAGCCGCATCAGGAAGTCGAGCGGCACGGAGGCCAGCCCATCCGACGTCACCGGGACAGGCTGGTCATCCGCATTCTCGAGGTTCCAGCCGCGCACGACCTCGGCGACGAAGTAGGCCAGGAACGGCTCCCAGTCCTGTGACGCCGCCACCCTGCGGGCCTCGATGAACACCCGCATGGGCACGTTGAGCCGTACCGTGACCTCCGCGCCCTTGTAGTCGCCCTCGAACACGAGGACGGCCAGACGCTCTGAGGCCGCCGCGATCTTGAAACCCATGTGCTACTCCTTCATGCCCAGGTCGGAACGACCGTGCTATTCAGCGCACCCGACGCGGTGAATGTCAGCGAGCCGTCCGCGCCCCGGTTGAGCGCGTAGTCGCTGAATAGGACCTCGTTCGGCAACGTCTTCCCACCGACCACGATGGTCACCGTCCGGGTCACCGACGTGCTCGGCACCGTCGAGAACACGTCGTGCGAGGATGGAGAGCTCGCGGGGTTGAACGGGCCATTGATCGTGATCGAGAAATCGGCGAGCAATAGCAGCCGTTCCATCGCGGACGAGTTGACGCCCGTGATGTCCTGCACGCCGCGAGGTGTCGCGAACGACAGATTCGTGATGTCGTTGCCGATTGCTTCCACCGCCGGGGCCGAGGAATCGACTGCGACCGTCATACCCATGCCACTCTGCTTAGTCACGTGTACCTCCTAGCGGCCCTTTGCCGCCCGTTCCATTTCCGTGTTGAACGTATCCATCCACTCAGGCCACTCGGCCCGCTGGGTGCTGGCGATCATGCCCGAGCGGACCCGCTGGCGGATGAACAGCGGATCAAGCCCCGATGGCAACTTGTGCTCCCCGAAGCACCGCTGGCCGGCCTCGAACGTGAACCGAGTGAGGCCCGTTTCCTGTTTCTCCTCGACGAACCTTCGGCCTGAGTTGCGGCGGATGTATGCCGCCTGCCCCTGCCCGAGGCCTGAGCGTTCGTCGATCTCCGTCCGCCAGCCGTTGAGGTGATGCGGGCACCGGACTTCCGCGCACGCGGCGGGCCGCCAGTGCGTCGCCATGGGCCGTTTGATCGAGAACAGCTGCGAGGCGTGCAGCAAGGGATTGGTGGCCATCTGGTAGATGTTCATCAGAGTGTTGAAGTAAGGTGCCGGATGAAGGCCGCCCATAGCACAGCCGTGGTGAACGTGTCCGTGGACGCGAATCGGACGTAGCGCCGGATCGTCGCGTCGGCCGCCGTGGCTACCCGCTCCGCGCCCCTCGCGGTGAGGGCCGTGAAGGCCAGCCCGGTGACCGCTACGAAGTCGGTGTCGTTGGCCGAGTCCTGTATCTCGCCGTCCACGGTCCCAGAGGCCACCGAGAACACGTGCCAGTACGCCGAGGCACCGAACAGCGTCGAGACCGAGCCGTAGTCCCGTGACGTGCCGTTCGTCGCGCTCGCGTGCGTGGCCTTGCCAGCCGTCAACTGCTCGCACCATTCGAGGCCGACCTTGGAATGCGAGGACAATGCCTGCACGCCGAACTGGAGAGACCCATCCTGATTGCGCGTCGGGTCGTAGTTGACCTGCTTGGCCGTCATGCAGGCCGCCGGGTTGCCGAGCGTGGTCCCTCGCAGGTACGACACGATCACGTCGGTTAGCGGTAGCGGCGAGAGGGCGGCATGCTCTTGAAGCGCCGCGTCGTTGAACCATGACGTGAACGCGATCTCGCCCGTCCTGAGCAACCCGACGCGCTCGTGCGCCGAACTGTTGATGCCCGTGAGATCGCCCAGCCCGGGCCCGCCCGCGATCCGGGACAGGCTCGCCACGTCGCCGGACAGGTCGTAGCCCTGAACGTAAGCCTGATCGCCTAACCCCGACTGCTTACTCACGCAATTTGCTCCTTGGCGACCTGATGGGGACAGGCTTTGCCGCGCATCGTTCCAAACTGACAATTCATGCAGAGCAAGCGGTATCCCTCACGCGGATATCCCTGTCGCCGTAAGTCACCCCACACCCCGCCTGACCCAACGCGTTTACGGTGCTCTTGTCCATCCCCGTTAGCGTGATCGATACTCAAGAATTCTGGCGCTGTCTCGCCGCAGCACATGCAGCGTCCGCCATATGCGGTCAAAAGTTCGGCTTTCAACATCGCCTTTTGTCGTCGCGCTCGCATGCGCATCGCTTCGATATTGCGAGCGTAGGATTTCCGCCCTTGCTCTTTATACAATTCTGGATTTGTTACACGATTTTGCTTTTGAATACATGGTCCACAAAGCCCTTTGCCTTTGTGTTTGCGATCCGGATGACATTCTGCCTTACGTTCGACCCTAGGCGTGGGCCTATATTGCTCACGCTTATAGCAACGATGGCATTTCCCTTTTGCGTAGTGCTTTCGATCCGGGTGGCAGATAGTGGGCTTTGCCATCTACCGTTTGCCCTTCTTGCTCGGGGCCTCACCGACCGGCGCCTCGACGGCCACGATCACCCCGTCACGCACCCACTCGTCGACCGGGACGTGCGCCGGGAACGTCTCGACGATGTCGCCTGGTCGGTAATTGATGAACTCCTGCGTGCGCAGGTCGAACACCTTTGCGGCCGGGTCCAGCGGCACGCGTCTCGTCGAACAGCCCCGCTTAATCAGGTATGACATTTTTGTGACATCTCCCTACGCCGCCAGCGTCGCTGAGTCGTCGACCACCAGCGGGACCGTCATGTCGGCGACCCGGAACATCGTGCCGCCCACGTCCACGTAGCCCCAGCGGGTCGAAAGCCCGACCCCGTACTGGCCGCCCGCGTCGACGTTGCGGATCGTGGCTCCCAGGTCGAACTCGCCCAGAAGATCGCTGGATATCTCCGACACGATGCGGGCGAGCTCAAGCTCGACGTCCGCCGACTCGTCGAGCATGTTGCGGTACAGCCGGATCGTGACGACGTGCTGCTCGATGGTCGTACCCAGCGTCAGTTGCGCCACCGAGACCGACGACATGAATACCGCGGCCGTCACGTTCTCCGGCGGGGCCTTCGGCTCGCCGAGACGCGCCAACTTCACGTACCCGGAGGCCGCGAGGTACGACGTGATCGCCTGCAACGTCGCCTTGATGTTAAAAGCCATTCAGGTCCCTCACCGCGTCCTCGACGTTCTTTCGTGCGACCGCAGGCACCTGCTTTTCGAGTTCTTGACCTACCCGTCTAAAACTGGCATAGCCGCGGAACCGGGTACCCGCGCGCCCAAGTTCTAACCAAGGCCCGTACACGACGCCGCCGTCTGAGATCACGCCGCGCAGGTCCTCGACCACCGTGTGCAGGTTGCGGCGGTAGTTGCCCTTGCTGGCCTGCCCGGTGCGCGCCTCCGAGACCGACAGGAACACGCCTGCGGGTCGTGGCCTGAGCATCTGATCGAGTTTTGATTCGCCGATCTCGACGAGTTGCGCGACCGTGCGCTGCGCGGCCCGCCGCACGATGTTCGGGGCGTTGGCCGAGAACAGCGGCCCTGAGGTTTCGATTCGCACGCTGGCTGTGGTCATCAGATCGTCGCAATCCTCAACCGCTGATAGTGGTCGACCACGTACTTGCGCAGGGAATCGAGCGCCCTGCCCGTGAACTCGACTTGAGCCTCACCGGTCCCGATGGTGCGACCGTAGCCCGACCGTTCCTGCTGGTAGCCCGCCAGTGCCTCTGCGATGGCGAGGCGGCGAATGTCCTGAGGCGGTACGTACTTCGTGGCCGCCGTGGTGTCTGCGTGCGTGGCCGCGGTCGTCCCGTTGACGCCGCGGACCACCGTGTAGGTGCGGAACGCATGGACCGCCGTGTCGTTGTCGTGCGCGGCCAGCACGGAGCCGTCGTAGGCGCGGATCACGGTCAGGACGTTGCCGGAAATGGACTCGATGAACATGCGCTCGGAATCGACCAGGATCATCTCGCCGGCGAAAAACAGCGTCCCGGTGTCCACGGTGACCGCTACTTCCGCCTGGCTCGCTGTGAGCGCGCCGTCGAGAAGCTGTGTCGCTACCTGAGCGTTCGCACGCTCGGAGACGAAAAGCTGCTCGCTCTCGATCAGAAGCGTGTCGCCCACGTCGACCAGAGATCCGTTCGAGCCCACCATCGAGACGGCCGAGGCGGATGACGCGAGGCCCGACGCCACGGTCCCTGCTGCTGCGGTGTCCTCCGAGTAGCCCCAGCGACCGGCCACGGAGATCGATCGCTGAGACGTATTGCCCGACTCGAACGCCGCGGACCCGGACAGGTCGATCTCGATGCGGTCGTAGGGCGGCGCGAAGTTATCGGGCTCGAGGAAATAGTCGTCCGACGAGATGGTCGTCGGGCTGGCGTCCTGCGCCTTGGTCTGCAGCGTCGTGACAGCCAGCAGATCGGCGTCCAGCAGCAGGATGCTTGACCGGCCGTTGCGCTGCGGCCAGCGGTACAGGCGCGTCTCGGTGATCGGGATGAACCGGCGCCGGGTGCGGCGGTCGATGTCCCGTGAGACCGCCTCGATGATGCGGTCGACCATCGCGTTGAGCGACACGCCGGTGATGTTCCCGGCGCGCTTGACCTGTTCTCGCGTCGCCAGCCAGTTAGGCATCTCGGCCCTTTCGCCGTGCGAACGGCCATGCGAAATTTCCCATCGGACACGAGCGCGACCCGTCCGGGTGGATGTCGAGCACGTCGCCGTCGATGGGGCAGGCCACGGGCGGCTCCTGCCGTGCCTGCTGTGCAAGCTGGCGGTTCTCGTCGATGATCGCTTTGAGTTGTTCCCACGGCATGGCTAGTCGCCCTCGAAGTTGGGACCGGTGGTAAGCGTCAGATCGATCTCGGTGATTGCGGCGGCGTTTTCCCATCGCATCGAACGGATTAGTACTGCATCGTCGGCAGGTCCATCTAATGTCAGGAAATGCTTATGGCGATCTGTTTCGGCGTATGCGGGGATCAAAACACAACCGCCACCGAAGATATTGGCACCCGCCGAAGCAGCCGGTATGTTGACGACGTTTCTTTCCGCCGAACCTTGCGCAGCTGAAACCGCTGCACCATTACCAGTCAGGTATTGTTGATCGTAATTCGCAGCTGTCACATCATTATTGAATGCTGGTGCCATCGCATCGACCGCCGCCACCGCATCCGACCGGGCGAACACCGACTCCACCAGCACCTCCAACCCAGATGGCACCGCGTGGGTGACCGTCGCGGCGTCCACGGTGAGCTTGTCGTAATCCACGAGCCGCTTGGGGACGTGGTAGAGGGAGATCAGCGAGCCGGACTTAAAGTTAGTGCCGCCTCCGCCCGGTGCGAACAGCAGGGACGTGTACGCCTCGATGTTGGCCCTGCGGCCCGAAGCGACCGCCACGTTCGAGGTCGGCCCCGACGTTTCGTGGTAGCCGGATACGGCGAGGATGTGCGGCTGCTTCACCCCGTTCGCGTGCTGGCTGATCGAGAGCACGAATGCCCCGAACGCGTTCGCGGTCGCGCTGTCGCCCGGTACGCCCTCGATGAAGGCACGGTCTGCCGCCGCCGCTGCCGCCGTGGTCGTGTTGCTCCCAGAGAGCCGCTGGCGTGCGTAGTTGGCGTCCGTGGTGTCGGCGTTGACCGTAACGTCGATGTCGTCGGATGTTGCCGCGCGATCGGTGCGCACGAAACCAAGCGCCACAAGATCGCCGTCCAGTTGCGGGATGCTGGAGAACGTCACCGTCCCATCGGCGGCGAGTAGCTGCTCTTCGACGAGATACCGTTCGTCCACGGCGCAGAGCCAGAAGATGGAGTTGGCGACGAACGTGCTGCTGCTCGTCAGGATGTCAATGCGCGTAATCGCGGCCACGTTCGCCCAGCGTCCAGCGATGGCATCGATGCGGTTCTCGACTTCGCCGCCGAACGACAGAGTGGCCTTGTGATTCGCGGCCCCCGCGGAATACGGGATCACGATCATGCCGCCGCCAAAGAGGTTCGCCCCGGTTGGCGCTTGCCCAAGTCGAATGCTGGTCTCGCCCGTGACCCGCGCCGCGGCAGCCACCGCCCCAGTCCCGACTAGTAGTTGTTCGTTGTAATTGGCCCCGATGTCGGCGTTGAACTGCAAAAGGGCCATATCCGCGGTGGCGGTTTTTGCCCCGTTCCAGATCACGGCAAGATGTCGGGTCCCGCTGGGAATCGTGTAGTCCGCCAGGGTAAACGTGACCGACGCGGCGACTCCGCTGAGCTTCTGCTTGCCGATGACGCGCAGGGGGAGCCGGAACACCCTAGACCTCGATCACCCGTGTGGCACCGGGTTCGAGGCGGATCGGGCTCATGCCCATCTCGATCTCGCCCGCCTTGTAGATGTGCAGGCCCACGGCGATGGGATCGGAGTACGCGCCGAGCGAGGCCGAGACCTCCCCGTTGGCGTCCGTGGTGCGGAACAGGCGTTCGCCCGCCGCGGTGACCTCTGCGCCGACGACAGGTAGCCCGCCGCGTGTGATGCGGATGCGGTAAGTTGCCACGGGCTATCGGCCCATGACTGGGATTGTGGCTGGCATCTGCGCTCCTGCTTTCTAGAGATCAGAGACCGGGGCATTCAGTTGGCGGAAGGCCGGGAGGTGGAGGGGCCTCCCGGCCCGTGTGAACGGGGGTCTAGTTGGCGGGCAGGACCTTCTCGTACCAGCGGAAGCCCGCGGTGATCGTCACGGCTGTGGTGCTTGCCACGGATTGCATCGACAGCCCTGCGGTCGGCGGGATGATGATGCGCCCGCTGACCTCGGCCGTCAGTTGACCGCCTGGCACCGTGACGGTGACCACCTTGTCTGCGCCGCCCCACGGGAACCAGCCGTCGTCGGCCACGGTTGCGCCGTTGTCGAAGAAGGTCCGCGCGCCAGCGGTGGCACGGCGGCCCGACAGGCTGTTGCGGATCGTGATGTCGTTAGTCGGCGCGGCCATGCCCTCGGGATGGACGCAGAGCCAGATCCCGTAGCTGGAGTTCGCCACAGCCACGAGGTTGTGAGCGAACACAGCGTCGATGATGAGGCTCTTGCCCCCGGCCGGCTCACCGTTCCAGAGCGTCGCCATCGCGACAGTGTCCGGCCGCACGACGAGGGATGCGACGGCCGCGGTCGCCATCGCCTGCCAGCCGCCGCCTTCGCGCGTGATCTCGGTGTACGGCGGAAGCCCGGCGGAGACGAGAGCGTCTCCCTGGTCGTTCACCTGAGGAGACCTTCGAGTGCCAGACTGGGCACGCCGGACAGCGTATTCAAGTGCTATGTCTACCATTGAGGTTGTCCTTCCTTCGCCGCTTTCGTTTTGGCGGCGACTAGCCTGTGAGTTCCTTCAGTTCACGCACCTTCACGAGTTCCCCGTAGATCAGCCCCAGCCATTCAGCCAAAGCGTTATCTACCGGCGAAGCCGTCCACGTTGAGCCGTTCCACCGCCAGATTGTCCCGGTGTCCGTTTCAAGGAAGCTCGATCCAGACGGGAGGTCCGTCGCGGTGAGCGTCAGTTCCACGCCCGCATCGTCCCGCGGGTTCCAGCCGATGGCGGGTTTCCGGTCTGTCGACAGGCCGATGAACCGCTTGATCGTCCCTTCGAGCTTCACCGTCATCGGATGTTCAACCCCTCTGGCGCCTGTTCGCACACGAACATGTGATAGACCGCCTTACCGTCCACGAGCTGATCGGCCGGCGGGAACGCCTGCACCGCCCATTTGCCCGGATACGCTCGTGCGAACGCTTCCCATTGCTCTCTCCACGTCAGGGGCTTCCAGTCGATCGCCCACATGCGTATGTGCCGTACCGTTCCGAGAGCCGTCTGTCGTGTCTCTGCGTCCTCTTTGATCTGGATCAGCGTCGGCACCGCAATCGCCACCACTCCGGGCGGCATCCGCAGGGGAAGCGGCCGAGCCGCCTCCTCTGCCCCAGGGTCGTTGCTCATTGCTAGTCGTTCGCCGAGGCAGTCTTGACCACCTCGCCGGACTCGTCGCCGACCTCGACGTAGCTCACCCGGAAGTGCGCCATCCCCGCGGCTACTGTTGCCGCCGCGACGGTGGCGAGGTCCCCGAAGATGTCCACGTCGCGGATCACACCGGTCTGTCCGGATGCGAGCTCGATACCCGGCTCGGCGTCGGTGATGATCGTGCCGTTCTCGATCAGGCTCCGCAGCGAGCTGCCTGTGCCCTCGATGCCCGCGACGGCGGCGGCTCCTGAGATCTCGATCCAGAAGTCGCTGATGCGTACCTTCGTGGACGCCCCGTTGAAGTAGATCGCCCGGTAGTAGCCAGCGGACGCCGCGTATTCGTCGTAGGTGAGGCCCTTGATCGTCGTCCGGTCGACGCCGACCTTCATTTCGAGTCCGGCTGCGAAGTCATCGGCGCCCGCGCCGTCCTCGCCGGGGATCACTTCGATGTCCTCAAGGACCGTATCTGTAAACAGCGTCTCGACGTCGATCCCGATCAGCACGTCGGTGACCGAGGGGAGCAGCCTGATGTTCTTGACCATGCAGCTACTCGCGCCGATGTCGATCGAGGCCGCCGCGATGTCGAAGTCGATCCGCGGCTTTGCGGCTCCGACGCCCACGCCGATGAGCGAGATCCCCGCCACGTCCAGGTCAATCGTCTGGCCCGTGGTGAGACCCTCGTTATGCCCAGGGAGCACGAAGATCACGTCGCCCTGGCTGGCCGTGCACTGAGCGATTGAGAAGTCGCAGGTGATGAATGGGGTGTCGGGGTGCGTACCCCTACCCGCCGAGTCAGCGCCGTCAGCATCGCCGGAGTCGACGAAAAAGATGTTGCCGGGGAACACCGTCATGTCCATCAGGACCGGCAGCCCGCCCGCGACCTTCTTGTAGTAGAGAGGCGAGACCTGCCCGACGTGCGTCTTGGCCCCGCCAGTCGGGACCGGACGCCACTGGCCGAGCCTGTACGTCTGCCCGCCGCCGGAGCCCATCATCCACGCGTAGCCCAGCTCAAGCGCGGTGCGCTTCTGCTCCCGCTCCTTGAGCGCCAGGTGGATCGTCGCCAGCCAGCGCCAGTACGACATTCGAAGCCCTTCGAACTGAGGCTGCCGTGTCGCCCAGCAGTAGACGGCAAGCATCGCGGCCGAGGCCTCGATCAGGTCGTACTTGACCCGCAGCCTGAGCGCCCGCGTTCGCTTGCGGAGCCACAGGTACGCCTTGCTGACGGGTCGCGGTTGGCGAACGAGGCGAATCCCGGCCTCACGCCGCTGTGCGCGGTTGAGGACGGCCAGCGGGGCAGCCGCGACCTCGCCGAAGGTCCATACCATGGCGTAGACCATGGCCAGCACGAGAGCGGTCGAGAGTCGCTTGAAGGTTCGCATCGTAGGAGTCTCCTGCGCTTTTCGGGGTTCAGAACCCTTGTTGCGCTACTTGGTGTTCGCTGCCTTGACCATCTTGTCGACGGGCGGACCGGCCATGCCCCTCAGTCGGTTTCCGATCTCAGCGAGCGCGGGAGAATGCCCGGCCCGGGCCTGTGCCTCGGAGAACTCGGCCGCCTTCTTCGCATCCATCGGGCAGCCGCACCGCTTGCACCTCGACGGGATCTCCTGCTCGACGACCTTGCCCTCGTCGGAGACCCAGCCGTAGAGCTTCGAGCAATCCGGGCACTTCACATAGGTCCGGCCGTCCGAACCTTCCTTCAGTGAGAGTCCCGCTGCTACGGCTCTCTTCGCGAACTCGTCGATAGCGGTAACCATCGGGCCTATTCCTCCCTCGTGTCTCCACCGCACTCCGGGCACTGGTCCGGCGCCGGGGCGCTCCACTTCCTGCCACATGCGCACCGTCGCGGCTTTGGCGTCTCAACGACCACGTCGACCACGACTGCCTCGGTAGCCGCCGCTGTCTCGACGGCCGGCGCCTCGGTGACGGCGGTTGGCGCCACTTCGGGCGCGGGTGGCTCCACTGGCGCAGCGGGGACCGGCTCTGCCTCGGGCTTCTTGGTTGCCAGCTTCCTGAGCGTGGTCAAAGGCCCATCGACCTTCTTCTTGGGTGCCTGTGGCTCCGCGGTCTCCGCGGGCTTCTTCTCGTTCTCAGACATGAACTGCCTCCTCGATTAGGAACAGGGAGTCGCACAACGGACACCGATCAGGCGCCGGCGGACTCCAGCGCGCCCCGCAATACCCGCAGTGCGTCACCCCATCGATAACTCGGACCGTGGCGATGGTCGCCCCGTGCGGGAGGTCGCCGCGCTTGCGAGCGTTCCTGATCTCCCACCACCAGGCAATCTCCGGCGGCCATTCGCCGGTCTCCTCCCGCCAGACGAGCGCCTTCGCACGTATGCGCCGCAACTCGTCCGGCGAGAGGAACTCCATTCGGTTGTCGTACCAGGGCAACGCTGAGAGGTCCTCTCGCTCTTCGAGCGCGAGCACCCGGTCCCACCACTCTGAGATCGGCAGGCCCGGAGGCACCTCACGCTTATTGCCCACGATCACTCGCACTACGAAGGCTCCACGTAGACCTGAGAGCCTGTGGCAGCCGCGCCCTGGACCTGCTTCTGCGGGTACGCGTACCCGTACAGGACCATGTAGCCGTTCGCGGTGTCGACGCCCGAGTCGGACGTTTCCGCCACGTAGAACCGCACGTGTTCGAAGCCGTTGTCGATGTCCAGGTTCTCGGCCCGCGCCTCGATCAGCACGAAGTCGCCGTCGGCGTCCACCGGGTTGTCGGTGTCGTAGTCGCCGCCCGAGGCGTCGGTGGTCAGGTCCTTCACGCCCGTGCCGGCCGCCGCGGACGCCTGCTGCAATCGGCACTCGTCCAGATCGTCGGTCGCGTTCCACGTACCGATCTCGACGTAGGCCATGACGCGGCTGTAGTTCTTCATGTTCTCGTAGCCGGTCTGCCCGTTCGTGCCGCCGACGTCGGCCGCGAACGGCTCGCCGGCGACCGCGTTCAGCAGGTCGATCGGCGAGATCAGTGCGTGCTCGGAAAGTCGCATCGAAGTTCTCCTATTGCTCGCGGTCAGGCTTTTGCCTGCGCCACTAGGCCAGTTACGCTCTCGCAGCCAGGGACACGAACGGAGACAGCGTGTTCGTACCGTTGCGCGGGGTGATCGCCGAGTCGATCCACGGCCTGCCATCCACGCGCTGGATGAACCTCCAGACGGTCCGGTCGTTGATGAACTGCACGTGCGGGGAGGTCGCCACGGTGAGCGACTGGCGGTCGCCGATCAGGTAGTAGCCGAAGTCGCCAAGCACGATGTCGCCGGCGTCCCCCAGGGTTTCCGCTTTCTCCGTGAAGATGACCGGCCTGCCGAGCAGGGTCGCGGGGGCTCCCGCCGCGCCGTTCTGCACGAAGATCGGCGCGCCGCCGGTGCCGACTGACAGGGACATCGTGTAGAGCTGCGGGATCGTGTCCATGTGGGCGTACCACACGGCCCGGCCCAACGACGTCGGTAGCATCCGGGCGTACATCTTCACGATGTTTTCCCAGACGAGCGTATCCGCCGACTGCCCCGACTCCTTCGAGACGGAAATCAGCGCGTCGGCGTTCAGCACACCAAGGGGTTGACCGGCGCCGGAGCCTGCAACGAAGGCGTCGTCTTCGAAGTAGCTGAGCGCCTCTGCGAACAGCGGGTTGACCGTCGCCTCGACTGCGATCGCGGAGTCTGCAAGCAACTCGTTCCCCAAGACCGTGTAGGCCGTCTGCTTCTTCGCCGTGAGGCGAACCTGGCTGAACGTCGGCTGGTTGGTGTTCGAGGACACATCCGCGCCCTCGGCCGCCCAGTTGTTGACGATGCCGCCGTAGACGTTCGAGGCGTGCGAGGTCTCCCGGATTGCCGGGAGTGCGAGGCTGGACCGTCCCATCGGGATCACGCGGGCCCGTGGCCGCACGAGCGCGGTTTCGAGCGACAGCCTGAGCAGCTCGGCCCGGAACTCCTCGGGCACCAGGAAGCCGCCATCTGCGCCCTCCGATTCGTTGAGCACCTTCAGGCGGGTGTCGGGGCCGCTGCGGTGCCAGGCGGCCTTGTAGAACTCGCCGGCGTTCTTGAACTTGCCATCGAGCTCAGCGCCGGTGGCTTCGGAGTTTGGCTTCTGCCCCTTGTCCGCGTCGTCGGAGGCAGGAAGGCGTCGGACGGGCTTGTCGAAGCCCTGGTCCTTCACGAACTTCTCAAGGACCTCGTCCATCTGCGACCGGATGGCCTTCGCGATCTCGCCGTCGCGCATCGCGTTCTTCGCGTACTCGACCGTGAACGCCCGGAACTTCGCCGGGTCGGCGAGCAATTCGCCTCGCCGCTTGTCGTCGAGCAGGACCTCTTCGAGCTGGTCAGGTCGCTCGGGAGCGGTAATAGTCGTCATGGCAGCCAAAACTCCTTCACGAGGTCGATAGCCTCGTCAACTACGCGGTTCGGTGTGTTCGGAGAATCCCCGGCGTCCGGCCGCGCCCTGACAGCCGGAGCCGGGGACCCCAAGGGAGGTGAGGCCAGGCCGTTTTTGCCGAGCGTCGCCGAAATACGCTCCGCAATGGCGTCCAGTAACGCCTCGGTCTGGCTGTCAAATGAGTTTGCGAGCGTGATCGAGGCCGGAATCTTCAGATCCTTCAGCGCCTCGTCCACGATCTCGGCGATGGCCGGGTGCAGGCCCTTGGCCGAACGGATCACCTGCAAGGCGTCCGCGTTGGCCGGGATGGTCACATGGGAGACTTCCAGAAGCTCCTGTCCGTTGAACTCGTAATGGCCCCAGAAGTCGCCGTCAGACTCGTCGCCCTCGATCCGCTTGGCCTTGTCCATGTCGGGGATGAAGCCGACCGAGAACGCGGCGCGGCCCTTGGAGGCGAGCTTAAAACCCCAGTCGGCCTGCTCGTTCCCCTCGCCCACGTAGTAGCGGGCGGTGCCAACGAGCTTGCGGCCCTTGACGGCCATCTCCTCCCACTCGCCGATCTGCGAGCGGAGGTCGTAGTAGTCATGTGATGCGAGGAGGACGGGGTGGAGCATGAACGACTTCATATCCCAGCCGTCCTGCCGGATGATGTCGCCTTGCCGGTCGGTGGATTCGGTCGACACAACGGCCTCGACGCGCCCAGACGCGGCGTCGAGCACCTTGACCTCGGACCGGATCAACTTGCGTCGGATCACGTTTCCCCCGCAAAACAAAACGCCCGACGACTCGTTCTAAGAGGTTCGTCGGGCGCTGTGGCGCTCTAGGCGCTCTGGCCGTCTATTCGGTTGTCGGCCCTATGTGAATCTTGGTCCCGGAGACAGGATTCGAACCTGTGACCTCGACGTTATGAGCGTCGCGAGCCGACCACTGCTCCACCCCGGAATATGACGGTGCGCTCGGGCTACCCGCGGCGCTTTCCGTCGGCAACAACTCTAATGCACAACCGGGGGTTACTGTCAAACGGCAGGCGTCAGCACCTTCGCCACACCAGCCGTGAACCGCACCGCCACGCGGCACTTCCCGCACCACCCCGTGGCGTCCGAGACGTCCCGTAACAGGAGCTTCGAGCACTGCGGGCACCGGCCCTCGCGGGTAAGGCGAGGCGTGGCCGATTCCTCGTGAAGCTCCCTCGTGCGGTAATCCGTCTTGCACATACAGTTCGGATGCGCGGGAACCGTGTCGTGGCCCGACACGAACAGGCTGCCGATCTCGACCCAGCCCTGCGCCTCGTTCGCCAGGCACGTCTCGTCCACCCTCGGATCGGCCGCGCCCTGGGTGCGCCAGTGCTTCTCGTCGCGGCCCATCGACTGCGCGGCCTGCTTCTGGCCCTGTCCGAGTCCTGTAGCCGTCTCAGTGCGAGCGACGCGTGACGCACGATCACGGCTGAACATGAAGTCCTCTCGCAGGTTCTTTTCGAGCGTCTTGAGCGAGTCGCCCCGCTCTATCGTCTGCGCGACCAACTCCCCGACTCGTGCGCGCGTCTGGGCGACCACGTTCACGTCGCCGGTCACCTGCAGGAGCGCGGCCCCGCGTTCCCGTGAGTACGCGGCGGCGATCCGCTGCACTTCCCCCACGGCCAGGTCCGGGAAGTCCATGATGAGCGCCTGCGTGACCACCAGCGTCAGTTCGTCGATGACGGCCGCGCCGTACCGGGTCCACCAGTCCCAGTCGTAGCCCGCGAGGTCCGAGACTTCGATCTTGACCACTTCTGTTTCGTTGACGACGGCAGCCCTGTAGTACCTGACCGCCTTGAACTGCTCCATGAACGCCGCGATCGCGTCAGCCTCGTCTCCAAGGCGTTTCGTCCATCCCGCTCGCATCACGGCCTCGGCGCGCTGTACCGGAGTCGTGAGCAGGTTGTCATCGCCCATCTCCAGCGCGAACGAGCGCGTACGGGCCGACAGCGCGAATGGCGAGACCGGGGCGGGTTTGAACTTCTCGCCGTCCGGAACCGCGGCCTCGCCCAGGCGCCGGCGTCCCTCGTTCAGCGTGAGCAGCCCCCCGCTGTAGCCCTGGGTGGCCTCCAGGAGCAACGCCGCATGATCCTCCGGCACCGGGTCCACGAAGTCGAACTCCATGCCCTCGCCGAACATCGGCAGCAGCCGTTCGTTGAGCGCAGCGCGAATCCTGATCAGCCTGGGCTTGATCACCCAGCGGGCGAACATCACATCTCCCGCCTCGGCATTGGCCCGGTTCACTGACTCCGTGATCCCCATGACCGACAGGGGTACCCCGTACGCGCCGAGGATGTTGTCACGGGTCAACTTTCTCAACTGTTCATATTGCATGTCCCGCTGACTCATCGAGACATCGACCCACTTCGCGCGCTCCAGGAACGCGACGCGGTGCGCGTTCGAGATCCCGGAGTGCTGGGCGTTCCAGTGCGCCCGCATCCGCTCGAACTCGGGGTCCGAGAGTGTGCGGTCGACCTCGACGATTCCGCCTGGTCTCGCCGAGTTGCGGAAGAACGCCCTCGACCACAGGACGCTCATGTGCTCGGCGTCGAGCTCAGGCAGTAACGCCTGCACCGGACCGGCGCCCCGGTAGGGGTTCATGGGGTTCGGCATGAGGATCGGGACTATCTCGTCGGGGGCCAGCATGAACTTCTGCCCGCCGATCTTGTACCAGTAGCCCGAGATGAACTCGGTCGGGTGGGGGATCGGCTCCACCCGATCGGGCCGCAAGGCCATCAGTTCCACCGGCAGGCCCATGCGGTTCTTGAGCACCAGGAGCCACGCCTCGCCGGTCAACTCCTCGTGCTGCTGGAAGCCTTCGATAAACTGGTGCCCGGTCAGGAACGGAGAGGCATCCCGCCACAGACTGAGGGCCGGATGCGCCTCGATCTCGACGCGCTCGCGTGCCTTCCGATAAAGCTTCCACTCGACGGCCGCGACCGTGGAGGCGATCCGGGAGACGACCGCGAACAGCCAGCCGACCTGCGAGTAGGTCATCATCTCCGCGACGTGGTCGACCGCGCCCGCCACCCCGAACGCGTAGCCGCCCGCGTTCGTGGTCATCGGAACTCGGCTGATGGTCGGAGCGCGAACGACGAGCGAGGTTATTGCCCTACTCAGGAGCGTCATCGGTTTACCCTCGTGCTGCGATACATGTCCCGCAGGGCGCGCAAATACTCGTCTGGCGTCATCATCGGCACCTTGAAGTCCTGCTCAACGACTTGCCGCACGCCTTCGGATAGGCGGTCGGCGGCGAGGATCGAGAGTTGCATCTCGACGTACTTCTCGGCTTCCAAGAGCTTCGCGCTGGCGAATGCCTCGGCCACACGCCGGATCGGCTCGTGTATGGCCTCGTGAGCCTCACAGCGATGGATGCTGGCCCTGAAGTCGTGTTGGTCGCAGCACTCCGGGTCGTTGCAGCCCGGACCAGAGACGTCGACGTGGCAGCCGCAATCCTGCTCGTCCTGGATGTCCCGTCCGCAGCCGAGCGGCCGGTCCTCAGTTCCCGGTGTCGGGCTCATACGGATGCTCCCTCGTCTCGATACTCACGCCACTCACCCGCGCCTCAATCATGACGCCCGCAAACGTAGCGTGCACGAGTGACATTCTCGGCCTTCGGCAGCGCAGACAGGGCTTGGGCGGACAGATGCCTTCACGCGGATCGTTATGCACGACGCCGGTCGCGGTCTTGCGGCCGATTTCGAACCACTGAAACTCATGACCGCATCGTTCACAGTTCATCGCGCGGCAGCCTGCCTATCCCCTGCGCTACCACCACCGCGACGAGTCCCGACACGATCAGGCCTGCCGGGATCGAGTACCACAGCACCCCGGCGCACACCGAAATGATACCGACGACCTCGATTATCGTCGGCAGGTGACGCCTGAGCGTCGGTAGATGGCGCTTGATGCGAGCGAGCAGCGACGTCACTGCTCGGCCCCGCACCTGACGCACCGGAACAGGTGCTCGCACCCCGTCTCGGCGTTCGCGTCATCGGACTCGTAACGGTGATCAATCGCCCCTGGCGGCAACGTAGGCGGCGGCAAGTCTGTACGCATCGGACCTACGGGCCGGTTGCGTAATCCCTTCGTGATGGCCCGGAGATCGGGGAGCCTGTCGCAGGCGTGATCGCCTTGCCAAGTCTGCAGACCACAATACCGGCAAGTGATCGCTCGTTTGACCACCTTATTCGAGCCTCCTGCCGCAGTCGGCGCAGACGACGACAGCCACGGTCCGCGGGTGCTCGCACGGCGCGCCGGTCGCAGAATCCTTGGTCCTCGACGTGGCGCGCTTGATCGCTTCGGCGGGAGCCACGCCCTGAGCCACCGAGCGCCTGACCCTGGCGACTTTCGCGGGATCGTTTCTAATGGCTCGCGTCTCGCGCTCAGTAAGGTGGGAACCATGGTTCCCGTTTGTATCTGGCTCAGACGTGACAGGTCCCGGTATCGCGGCCATAAACCGCTCGTGGTCGACCAACTGATTCGCCCTGCGCCTCGTGAACGGAAACTCTCCCTCGACGAACGATTCCCACGTCGCATACCCGAACTCACGCCACAGGTCCGAATCCTTGATCGCCACGAGACGCTTCCCGGCACTCTCGATATCCCGGTTGATCTCGCGGACCATTCGACGCACGTCATCAACCGTCGTCGGCACTTCGACGGTTTCAATGGTGCCGCGGGACGGAGTCGAACCGTCGACCTTCGCTTTATAAGAGCGACGCTCTGACCGTTGAGCTACCGCGGCCAGTTCCCGGACCGCCTTCGACGGCTCCGGCCCGCCGATCAGCTTGTGCGGCTGATACGACCAGTGAGCGTGACCGCAAAGTCTGCACTCAGGAATGCGCTTTGCCATCACAGCCACCTCACGTTCGGCGACCCCCCGGTCACCATCAGCTCCGTCATCCCCCACACGAGCGCGTCGAGGCGACCAGGCGATTTACTTCCCGGCCCTGGTACCC